CGGCCCGAACCGCGGGCCGCTCGTCATCACCTGGGACGATGGGGGAGATAACAATTAGGCCAGCTCCACACCCTGGTCAAAAGTCTGTTCATCGCCACCCCGCGCGGTTCAAGGTTCTGGACTGCGGGCGGCGGTGGGGCAAAACACGGCTAGGGGTGATGGAGTGCCTGATTGTGGCCGCGCGCGGCGGGCGCGCGTGGTGGGTTGCGCCGTCCTACAAAATGAGCGAGGTCGGCTGGCGTCCGCTGCGGCGGCTGGCTGCGCAGATACCCGGCGCTGAGGTGCGGCGGGGTGACAGGCAGATCATTACCCCAACGGGCGGCGAGGTGTCGGTACGCAGCGCGGACAACCCGGACAGCCTGCGCGGGGAGGGGTTGTCTTACGTAGTGCTGGACGAATGCGCATTCATGCAGGAGGACGCCTGGACGCAGGCGCTACGCCCGGCGCTGGCAGACCGAAAAGGCCGGGCGCTGTTCATCTCCACGCCCAATGGCCGCAATTGGTTCTGGCGGCTGTGGCAACTGGGCAGGACTGACGACGCTGAATGGCATAGCTGGCAGTTCAGCAGCTACGACAACCCCCACATCCTATCCAGCGAGATCGACGCGGCGCGCGCGCTTCTGCCCGACCGGGTGTTCCGTCAGGAGTTTCTGGCGGAGTTCATCGACGACGCGGGTGGGGTGTTCCGCAGGGTGACAGAGGCGGCGACCGCGGTTGAGCAGTCGAGCGCTATCGCGGGGCATGACTACGTGATCGGGGTGGACTGGGGCAAGCATTCCGACTTCACGGCGCTGGCGGTAGTTGACTTGGCGACCAGCGAGCTTGTCCACCTCGACAGGTTCAACCAGATTGACTATGCCGTTCAGGTGGGCCGGCTCAAGGCGCTGGCGTCCAGGTTCCGCCCGGTGGTGGTCATTGCCGAAAGCAACGCGATGGGGGAGCCGATTATTGAGCAGCTTACCCGCGACGGTATGCCAGTGCGTCCATTCCGCACGACCAACGCCAGCAAGACGGCGCTGGTTGACGCGCTGGCGCTGGCGTTTGAGCAAGGCGCGATCCGCATCCTGCCCGACGCGACACTAATCGGGGAGCTACAAGCTTACGAGATGGAACGTCTCCCGTCCGGTGCATTGCGCTACAGCGCGCCCGATGGGATGCACGACGACACGGTGATGGCACTGGCGCTGGCATGGTCTGGTGTGAGTAACACACCGTGGCTGCTGTGGTGAGCGCGCGCGACGCGGGCGCGATCTACTGCGGCAATGGAGACGCCAACGGCGGGCGCGGGCATTTCGTCGCCAGGATCACCGGGCCAAACATCGAGATTTGGTGCGCCAAGTGCAAGACGTTCCACGCCATCCACATTGCCGACCTCGTGCGGGACGCGATCCTTGTCTGCCAGCGCGGGGACGGCGAGACGCAGGCCGGCGAGTTGCTGTGGTGACTATTGACAGCCGCTCCCGCTCGTGGTATCCTATGCTCGTGGCCGGCAGGTAACACCTGCAACGTATGAGCGCCTAGAGCGACGCGCCACACCGTAACCAGAGTTCCAGACCCACGAGGGTGCACCCTCGTGGGTCTTTGCGTCTATGGACTACCTGAGCCTGCTCCAACAGCCATTTTTTCGCACCGTCCAAAACCCGGCGACCAAGGCGATTGACCTATCGCCCGCGGGTGATTTTTGGTATTCCGCCGTCCGCGATGAGGACAACCCGTCCGGTGTTGACCTGCTGCGCGCTGTGCCGTGGCTGTGGCGGGCGGTGGAGTTGCGCGCTAACGCGGTGGCGGCTATGCCGTTTGCGATCATGGCGGGAGAGACCGAGCGGGACAACTCCGCCGACTACGCCAACGCGCTGGGCTGGCTGCCAGACCCCCGCCGCCTGCTGTGGCTGACCGAGGCGGCATTGTGCATCTACGGAGCGGCATACTACTGGCGGGAGCGCAACCGGGTAGCGACCAAAGCCGTTCGGTACGTCCGACCGGATACCGTGGAGCCGCAGATTGATCCACGGCTGGGCCTGACAGGATTTGTGCGCACGGTCAACGGCCAGCGCATCGCCGTGCCGGTGGACGGTATCACGTACATCTGGCGCGGTGATCCGGCTGTGGAGCTTGGGCCTCCCAGCGGTTCGCCGGTCATGGCGGCGCTGGCCGCTGCGGGCGTGCTGCACTATATGGACAGGTTCGCGGGGGCATACTTCCAGCGCGGCGCGATCAAGGCGACGTTGCTCACGGTGAGCGGTGCGCCTGTGGCCGCCGAGCGCGACCGCCTCAAATCCTGGTGGGGCAATCTTATGTCGGGTATCCGCAACGCGTTTGCAACGGAGATCATCAACGCCGACAGCGTGACGCCGGTGGTCATTGGCGAGGGACTGGCGGAGTTGAACAACGCGACGCTGACCAGCGAGAAGCGCCAGGACATCGCCACCGCGCTGGGCGTGCCGCAGTCCGTGATCTTCTCCGAGAGCGCGGGCGGGCTGGGCGGCGCTGGCGTGGCGACGATGGACGAACGGCATTTCTACGACAAGACCATCATCCCGGAGACCGAGCTAATCGCTGAGGCATGGAACAGCCAGCTACTCGCGCCGTTGGGGTTGCGTATCGAGTTTCGGCCCGAGACGCTGGATGTGTACCAGGAGGACGAAAACCAGCGGGCCGCGGCGTTTGCAACCTACGTCAACGCCGGTCTGCCGCTGGAGGTGGCCGGCCCGATGGTTGGCCTCGAACTGCCGGCGGGGTGGGACTGGGACAAGCTGGCGGCACTCAAGGAGGAGCGCCGCGCGCAGATGGCAACGCAGCTTGGCGGACAGGAGCCGGAGCAGCCGGAGGAGGAGGACGCAGAGGACGACGCCAAGGCGCTGGCCGACCTGCGCAGGTGGCGTGTGAAGTCCATCAAGCGCGGCAGGTTGGCACCGTTCGACAGCGCGCACATCCCCGCGCCGATCATGGCGGACGTGATCGGACATGGCGCCAACGGCTGGCGCGACGCGCTGGACAACGTGATTGCGGTCTATGACGGCGAGGAGCCGGAGCCGGTCAAGACCCTGCCCGATGTAAGCGCGCTGGTCGGCGCACTCCAACAGGCGGCGGAGGCATTGCTGCATGGACAACCACAGCATACTAACTAGCGCCGTGTTGAGCGCGGCGGCGCTGTTGCCGGTTGTGCCTCCCGACCTGTCCGGGATGCTGGCAGTATTGAAGGCGCGGCAAGATCAGGAGCCGAGCCGGGCGGCTGAAACGGAGATGACCGACGAAATCGCGGCGCTGTTTGAGCGGTATGGCCCGGAGATTGCATCGCAGATACTGATGGGCCAACAGCCAGACACCCGCGAAATGGAGGACAAGCTGCTGCTGATCCTGATCGTCAGTCTCGCCGGTGTCGCCACGGCTGCGGCGCTGCGGCGAACGGAGGCCGTTGGCGTGCCGGCCTCGGTGGACGACATCAACCAGGCGGCGCGCACGTGGTCACGCTCCTACGGCTATGAGCTGGTGCGCGGCATCAACGAGACCACACGGCAGGCGATTGCCGACGCGATGGCGCAGTACCACAGCACGCCGGGCATGACCGCGGCTGACGTGTCCAAGCTCTTGGAGACCACCTTTGGGCGCGAGCGCGCTAACCGGATTGCGGTCACGGAGATCACGCGGGCCAACACGCAGGCGGTCAACATCGCCGCGCAGCAGATGGCGCGAGATGGCATGATGACCAGCCGGCAGTGGATCACGTGGCGCGATGACCGGGTATGCCCTCGGTGCGCACCGTTGCACAACACCTACGAGGACGTTTGGGCAATCGAGCAGCCAGCCGGCCCACCGGCGCACGTGACGTGTCGGTGTTGGCTGGCGCTGGTGAGGATATGAACATGGATGACCAAATCGTAACAATCGGCGGCGAGGTCAAGGCGATGGGCGACGGCAGGATCGGCGGCTACCTGGTGCGGTTCGGTGCGCCAGAACTGCCCGACCTGACCGGGGACTACTTCGCGGCCGACACCGACTATGGCCTGGAGGATGGGCGCGGCACGTCCGCCGTGCTCTACCATCACGGCCTTGACCCTGTGCTCAAGCGGCGCACCCTGGGCCGCGCCACCCTGCGCGCCGACGATGTGGGGGTGTGGATGGAGGCGCAGCTTGCCATGCGTGACGACTACGAGCGCGCGGTCTATGACATGGTGGGCGCGGGCAAGATGGGCCTGTCATCGGGCACCGCT